AAGTGGTAAGGAAATAACATGGCTAGAGCACTAACAGAAAAGCAACAGCGCTTCCTAGAGGTACTCTTTGATGAGGCTAACGGTGATGCAGTAGCAGCTAAGAAGCTTGCAGGTTATGACCCTGCATCTAGCACTTCGGCTATTGTTGAAGCTCTCAAGGATGAGATCGGTGAGAAGACACGTACTTACTTTGCACGTGTTGCTCCTAAAGCTGCTATGTCTATGGTAGGTGCTCTGTATGACCCTACTGAGCTAGGCATAAAAGAGAAGATGATTGCAGCTAAGGACTTGCTAGATCGTGCAGGACTTGGTAAGGTAGACAAAATAGACGTAACATCTGGTGGAGGCATCTTCTATCTGCCACCAAAAGAAGGTTCAAACGAATAATACCTGATAGAGACTTAGGGTTCTGGCAGTTACCGTTACCCCCAAAGAACCACACAAAAGAATGGCATCCTATAGTTAAGATTGCTAAGAAAGTACCCTTTGGCTACAGAGTAGATCCAGAGAATGACAGGGTTCTTTTACCTATTGAGTCAGAACTTGAGGCTTTAGAGCTTGCAAAGCGTCACCTTAAGCAGTATAGTTATCGTGCGGTAGCAGCCTGGCTAAGTAAAGAGACAGGTAGAACTATATCTTTTACAGGTCTAAAGAAAAGAATCGAAGTTGAGCAAAAACGTAGAAAAGCAATTACAATTAAACGTAAGCTTGCCAAGTGGCTCGAAGAAACGCTTGAGCAAATCGAGAAGCTCGAAAGTAAAGGCGCAGGAGCCTACACAGACCCTAACGAAAAGTATTGAGGAGCCTGTTGCTACTGTTGTAGAGAGTGTACCTGCACAAGTTAAAGCACCTGAGTATGATGTTGAGGAAGCCCAGCAGGTAGTATTCAAACCTAACCCTGGCCCACAGACATTCTTCTTGAGTGCGTCAGAGCGTGAGGTACTTTATGGTGGAGCAGCTGGTGGGGGTAAGAGCTACGCCATGTTGGCTGACCCTCTACATGGACTGAATGACCCTAACTTCTCAGGGTTGCTAGTCCGACATACTACGGAAGAACTAAGAGAACTTATACAAAAGAGTCAGGAGTTATACCCCCGTGCAATACCTGGTATTAAGTGGTCGGAACGTAAATCGCAATGGACTTCTCCTCAGGGTGGCAGACTTTGGATGTCTTATCTTGATAAAGACACGGATGTCACACGCTATCAGGGTCAGGCTTTTAACTGGATTGGATTCGATGAGCTTACGCAATGGTCTAGCCCTTACGCTTGGGATTATATGAGGTCTCGCTTGAGATCTGCACATGCGTCTAATCTTGGCCTATACATGAGGGCTACAACAAACCCCGGAGGAGCAGGACATGCTTGGGTTAAAAAGATGTTTATTGACCCTGCAATCGGTGGTAAGCCGTTCTGGGCAACTAATATTGAAACAGGCGACACGATTACTTTCCCTAAAGGGCATAGTAAAGAAGGTATGCCTCTATTTAAACGGCGCTTTATTCCAGCCTCTCTATTCGACAATCCGTACTTGGCTGACGCTGGCGACTATGAAGCAATGCTTCTCTCGCTTCCAGAGCATCAGCGCAAGCAGTTACTTGAAGGTAACTGGGACATTAATGAGGGTGCAGCTTTTCCAGAGTTTGACCGAAAGGTACATGTCGTGGACGCATTCGAAGTCCCTGACTCTTGGGCAAAGTTTAGGGCTTGCGATTACGGTTATGGTAGCTACACTGGTGTTCTGTGGTTTGCTGTAGCACCTGATGAACAAGTAATTGTGTACCGTGAGATGTACGTCTCTAAAGTTACAGCTTCTGACTTAGCAGATTTAATACTTGAAGCAGAAGCAAAAGATGGTACAATACGATACGGAGTGCTGGATAGTTCTTTATGGCACAACCGTGGCGACACTGGGCCTAGCTTGGCAGAGCAGATGAATCAAAAAGGATGTCGTTGGCGTCCGTCTGACAGGTCAAGAGGCTCACGTGTCGCAGGTAAGAACGAGATACATAGACGGTTAAAGGTGGACGAGTTCACTGAGAAGCCTCAACTTGTATTCATGGATAACTGTACAAACACTATTGCACAGATACCCAGTATTCCTCTGGACAAGCGGAACCCAGAAGATGTTGATACTCACGCAGAGGATCACTTATATGACGCTTTAAGATACGGTATTATGACACGTCCACGTAGCAGCATATGGGATTACAACCCAGCAAAACAACGCACTGGCTTTCAGGCTAGTGATCCATCATTCGGGTATTGATAATGGCAGAACAAGAAGAAATGTTTGAAACAGATGAAGTCGTAGCTGCAGAAGACAGTACTGACAGTATCTTTGAAACTAAATCAAGTGTAGTCTCTTTTGTTGAAGAGCGTTACAAACGTGCTGAGGATTCTCGCTATGCGGATGAGGAGCGTTGGCTAAAAGCTTACCGTAACTATCGTGGCTTGTATGGTAAGGACGTACAGTTCACAGACACTGAGAAGTCTCGTGTATTTGTTAAGGTCACTAAGACTAAAACACTGGCAGCATACGGTCAGATCGTAGACGTATTATTCGGCAATAACAAGTTTCCTCTGTCTGTAAATCCTTCTGTGCTTCCTGATGGTGTAGCTGAGTCGGTACACATTAACGTTGACCCTAATGCCGCTGCAGCTGGTGAAGCTTTAAAGCCTGTAACTCAGAAGGGTGCAGCACAGCCTTACTTGCTTGATGGTAGCACTAAGCTAGAACCCGGTGAGACCCTCGCAGATCTCTCTAAACGTCTTGGCCCTCTTTCTAGTAAGCTAGAAGCTGTATCAGATAAGATCATTGAGGGTGACGGTACTACACCAACTACTGTAACATTCCATCCTGCTATGATTGCAGCTAAGAAGATGGAAAAGAAGATCCATGACCAGCTTCAAGAGTCTGGCGCTTCTACACATCTACGCTCTATGGCATTCGAGATGGCTTTGCTTGGCACAGGTGTCATGAAAGGCCCGTTTGCTGTAGATAAGGAATACCCTAACTGGGATGAGCAGGGTGAGTATGACCCTATTGTAAAGACTGTACCTGAGTGTAGCCACGTTTCTGTGTGGGACTTCTATCCTGACCCAGAAGCCAAGTCTATGAATGATGCAGAGTATGTTGTTCAACGTCATAAGATGTCTCGCACACAGCTTCGCTCACTCAAGTCTCGCCCTTACTTTATGTCTGACTCAATCGGCATGGCTATTGATAAAGGCCCAAGCTACATTCAGAAGTACTGGGAAATGACTATGGAGGATGACGATACACAGCCAGCCTCTGAGCGTTGGGAAGTATTAGAGTTCTGGGGCTTTGTTGATACATCCGTACTTGAAGAGCATGGTGTAGCTATCCCCAAGTCACTTAAAGACCTAGATGAAGTAAACTGTAATGTGTGGATCTGTAATGGTGAGGTACTTCGCTTTGTACTTAACCCATTCAAACCTACACGTATCCCTTACTACTCCGTACCCTATGAGCATAACCCTTACAGCTTCTTTGGTGTAGGTATTGCTGAGAACATGGATGATACTCAGACATTGATGAATGGCTTTATGCGTATGGCTATTGACAATGCTGCACTATCTGGTAACCTCATCATTGAAGTAGATGAGACTAACATGGTTCCGGGTCAAGACTTATCTGTGTACCCAGGCAAGGTGTTCCGGCGTCAGGGTGGTGCTCCAGGGCAAGGAATCTTTGGTACTAAGTTCCCTAACGTAGCACAAGAGAACATGCAACTCTTTGATAAGGCACGAGTTCTAGCTGATGAGAGTACTGGATTCCCTAGCTTTGCTCATGGACAAACCGGAGTATCAGGCGTTGGGCGTACAGCTTCTGGTATTTCTATGCTTATGTCTGCTGCTAACGGTTCTATTCGGACGGTAGTCAAGAACGTAGATGACTATCTGATTCGCCCACTAGGTAAAGCTTTCTTCTCATTCAACATGCAGTTTGACTTTGATGAGAAGATTCGTGGTGACTTAGAGGTACATGCCTCTGGTACTGAAAGCTTAATGGCTAACGAAGTACGGTCACAACGCTTGATGCAGTTCTTGCAAGTAGCACAGAACCCAGTACTAGCTCCCTTTGCTAAGATGGACTACATCATTCGTGAGATTGCTAAGTCTATGGATCTTGACCCAGACAAGGTTACTAACTCCATGCAGGATGCGGCTATCCAAGCTGAGATCCTAAAAGGCTTCCAGGCTCCCGTACAGCCTCCTGCAGGGCCAGAAGGCGTTAACATGCCTCAGGGTAGCCCAGCACCAGAAGGACAGGCTCCACAGGGCGTACAGGACACCTCAGGTGGTGGTGGCTCTCAGATAGGCATTGGCACAGCACCTACACCGGGTGAGCAAGGGTTTACTGGTAATGTCGCTTAAGAAGCTAGTTAACGATAAACAGATATGGGATGCGTTCATTGAGGAGCTTGATGGGTGCATCTCTTCCACACATAGAAGTATGGAAAACATCTCTGATACTGCAGAGCTATACCGACATCAGGGTGCTATCAAAGCGCTGAGACAACTAAAGTACTTGAGGGACAAAGTGAATGGCTGACTTAGATAAGCAGACAGAGGAAGCTTTAGGTTGGGCTGCAGAAGGTAAGAAACTTGCTGTAGACATTCCAGAGGTGTCTTTTAAAGATGCTGCTACCTTTGTTGCTAGTGCTACACCTATCATTGGTGACGCTATGGCTGCTAAAGATGTCTATGACGAACTACAAAAAGATGAGCCTAATTACTACTTAGCGGGTGCGCTGGGCGGGGCTGCTCTTGTAGGACTTGTACCAGGCTTAGGCGATGTTGCTGCTAAAGCCATTAAAAAGGGTGCTAAAGAAGTATTTGATGTAGCCAAGCGTGTAGAGGTAGACCCTAATGCTATGGGTTCTGGTCTTGGTAATGTACAATTAAAACCTAAACAGGATGATGTAGAAGAAGCCGCTGCTATTTTAGAGAGTGATGATGCTCTTTCAGCGTGGCAACAGGCTAATAAAATACCAGAGAATAAACGTCAAGCAAATACAGAAGCTTCTAAAGCTGCTGCAGAAGATTTATACCAAGGTAACATCACCTCCAAAGAAGCTCGTAATATAATAAAAGAAGACCTACCTGTTACTTCTATATACACAGAAGAGACTATGCCATTAATGCCTACTGTTGCACAGGTCGCAGGGTCTTTAGGAAAGAAGGTACAGAAGACAGGTGTTGTAGGTGTGAAGGGCTTTGACATCCCTGCAGGCACTCGTGTAGGCTCTAGGTTAGATATACCTGCATATAACAACTACGACACTTGGGTTGTATCTATACATGACGGTAAGAATGATACAAAAGGTTCTGTATTAGGTTATGGTCAAGCTGTTCGTCTTAAGAACATTAAGTTTGGATCTGAGTCACAGGATGCCTTGGATATAGCTAGAGGTAAAGCACGATTAAGGGGCGCTAAAGCAGGGACTGATACTCCAGAGAAACCTATGGGTAAGGCTACTATTGCTCGTGTGTATGGTGACTATGTTCCAGAAGACCCTTATTCTTTACAAGAACAAGCACGTAAGCTTTTATCTGACCCTGAGTGGACACAAGTAGGTATGAACCCTTACAGGCAGAGTAACTTCTATGATAAGAATACTGGTCTTCCCGTATTTGAGGCTGATGAGGTTATTCAGGTAGGGCCATTAGTATTGGCTAAGGGTGTAAAGAAACCCACTAAAACACAACTAAAAGAGCTTGCTGTTAGAACTAAAGATGGCAAACTTAGATTATTTAACGAGGGTGGAGCAGTAATGGATGAACAGATGCAAATGGCCTTTGGTGACCAGCCAGAGGTAGATCCCGTGTCAGGCAATGAAGTCCCTACAGGCTCCTTACCAGAAGAAGTACGTGATGACATCCCTGCTCAACTAAGTGAGGG